TTAGAAGGACATTTTTTTGCTTGCTCTATAATTGCAAAATAGCATTTGGTATATTTAGAGTTGTTAAACATAAAGTATTTATGCAACTCTATTCTTTTTGATGATTACTTAATATTTGACAATTTAATTAAACTATTGTAGTATATACAAATGACACCAAGATTGAGAGATTTAGCACAGCGGGCAGCACGAGACATTGACTTAACCTATCCCGGAGATGCTTATGGTCGTGCTCTAGCCGGTAGAATTGTCGAGGACTTTGTCCAAGAGCTAGGCAAGGTACGATGGATGGGCGAGGACGATGGGTGGGATCGAGCAATCAAGGCTGTACAAAAGGAACTTAACTCTAGGTATTTGGAAGGATGATAGTATGGGTTTAGATCAATATGCTTACATTGCTGGACGTCGTGGACAACGGGCCGAGTTCTGGGAATCAGCTGTACCAACCAAAGATACAAACGGCAACCTTTATTATAGTAACCCCGAGGTCGCTGAATCTATAGAGATCGCCTATTGGAGGAAGCACCCGAATTTGCAGGGGTGGATGGAACAGCTCTGGCACGAGAAGATGAAAGATTCTGAATATCAAGGCGACAGCAACAGCATAAACTTTAACGGTGTCGAGCTCGAACTTACCAGAGAGGACATTGACAGGTTAGAGGATGATGTCCTGAACTCAAGACTACCTGCCACACAAGGTTTCTTTTTTGGCAGCAACAGCGACGACCATTATCGTGAGCAGGACTTGGAGTTCTGTAGGCGTGCTCGTGCAGAACTGTTTTTGGGATTGAAAGTGTTCTACAACTCAAGTTGGTGACCATAGTAGCAGATGGAAAGAACGCAACTGATTAACGCGGCCCTGGACTTCATGGATGCGGCTCAACACTATTATGGTGTCGAGCCAGCCCAACAGATGTTTGAGCATATGACTGCCAGCGATCCTGTGTTGGCACAGGAAATGTTCTTAAGGTTGTTGGCAGGCAGGCAGTCGTCAACTGTGCGAGTTGTTGGCATCGACCAGCACAAGTTTGATCGTGTGGCCTGTGTTCGTGCTATTCGTGCGGTCACCGGATTTGCTTTGAAAGAAGCAATAGAAGTGCTCAAAGCCATTGACTCGGGAAATACTGCTGTGTTAAAATCAAAGCCTGGTCTTAGAATTGATCGTAGTTTATTAACAGCAAATGGACTTATATTGGAGTAATTATGCGACTGTTTAATCGTTATTGTGAACTTGTTGATTATCGTCTAACCGAAGTAGATAGGTTTACCTGGACTTGCTTTGGTGACACTGCCTACTACTTCAGCAATTGGGATCAGACCAATGACACCTATAGCCTACAGGCTATTGTTGATCTGCGTACATTTGATGTCAAGGTCTTAGAAGCCTGTGACTATCGTAATAACCGAGCCTATCGTTATTTTGCTCCGGGTTGCAGAGATCCTTATCGTGCCAGCGGCGACCCTGAGTATCGTGATATAGCCTGGGACGATGTCGGCTTCACTGACCTGGAGACCGAGGATGATTGGTTTGACAAAGCAGAGGCAATCTTTCAGGGTCGTGATTATGATAATCGTGTATCTGTTCCCTTGGAGCTAGAGGAAGCTGAAGTGTTTGAACTTATGAAGTTGGCGCATGAACAAGACATTACCTTGAATAAATTGGTAGAACAGATTTTGCAACAGGTTATTGATCGTGGCCAAAATTCCAAGACAGACATAGATTTGTAACTCATTGGCTAGAATGCAGACTGCCCAATTGCTGAGTAGTCTTTTGACTTTAGTAAATAGCTATGTTACAATAGGTATATGAAACAACTGCCTTTTATAGAGGATTATGTGACTGTGCTGGCAACCGGGCAGTCGAGTCAATGGTCCAATAACTCACCTGTGGTCAGGCTGGCTCGTTACGATGAACCAGTGGTTGCCAGCATGGCAGCACAGATTGATCGAGGTATTGCACTAACCGATCGTCAGGCCGAATTGGCGCACAAGATAGTGGTCAAATATCGTCGACAATGGACCACAGCTGGCTATGACATAGGAGATCAATTGACAGCACCTCAATATAGGTACCCTATTAGACAGGTGGATAGAAGCAAAGTCATTGACATTGGACCTGATGGCATCAAAATCAGGTTTCCTTTTGATCAAAATCTAATAGCCGTGATCAGATCAGCGGTCAATGAACTGCCTGGTAGACTCTACTTTGATCGTGAACAACGCTGTTGGATCGCAGCATTGATTGAGCCCAGACTGGCCTGGACTAGAGAATTCGGTCTGGCCAATGATTTTGAATTTGGCCCAGACTATCTGGCAGCACTGCACCTGATGCAGCATCAAGAAAACTATGCCCTGAGGCTGACCAGGCAGGGCAATCAGCTACAGATACTAAATGCAGCAGACAGCTTGATTGAATACATCGATCAGCAGTGCGGATTGGCCCTGAGTAACCTGATTCAGCTGATAGATTGGTCCAGCTGGCTAGGCTATGGTGTGGATCCTGAACTCTATCAACTATTGCCAAAGTTTCAGCACCAACAGGTGCTAGACATGCTGCTGGGTCGCAGTTGCAATATTGAATACACCGGCAGCATTGCCCTGGAACCAGTCATTGAGTATGCCAACACTGTTGGTCGATGGCCTATATTTGTCTATGAAAGCGGCAGCACACAGATGCGAGATCTGGTGCTTCAGTATTTCTCATCTCACGAGATTGAAGACCGCAGATCCAATCAAACACCATCTAGTTCGGCTAGTGTAGTCTATTTTAACAACTGGCGATCGGCCAACCCTACCATGCGTCTATTGGTTACCACACATACTCTAATGATTGGTAATCGCCGTCAACAGATGACACAATCAGCTGAAAAAATAGTATATTTTACCAGATCACCACCGAATGAAATGTCTACTAACCATACGTGATGAAGTCAATGTTCGGCTAGAAGGTCTGGATGTTACCCTACGCAGGACACTGACCAATCTATTTAAATTTGAGGTTCCTGGTGCCAGGTATCTGCCTGCCGTGCGTCTGGGCCGCTGGGACGGCAAGGTCAGTTATTTTAGCCTGTCAGGCAGTAGCTATATTAACCTGTTACCGGACATTATTCCCTTGGTCGAAGAACATGGGTATGATGTTGACATAGACGATCAGCGTTGCTATAAAACTCAATTTGATTTCTATCCGGTTACCGAGAATCAGTTTGCCACATACCATTGGCCGGAGGGGCACAGTCAGGCCGGCCAAGCAATAGTATTGCGCGACTATCAGTGTAAGATTATCAATCAATTTCTAGTCAATCCACAGTGTGTACAGCAGGTGGCCACTGGAGCTGGCAAGACTCTTATAACTGCCGCGCTCAGTGCCACAGTGCAAAACTATGGTCGTACCATAGTCATAGTGCCTAACAAGAGTTTGGTCACACAGACTGAACGCGACTATATCAACTTGTCCCTAGACGTGGGTGTCTACTATGGTGACAGAAAAGAAATCGGGCGCCAGCATACTATCTGCACATGGCAGAGTCTGAATGTGCTGTTAAAAACCAATCGCAACGGTGCCAGTGACATTGACCTAGCGGAATTCATGCAAGATATGGTCTGTGTTATAGTAGACGAAGTGCACAGTGTCAAGGCAGATGCGTTACGCGGACTGCTGAGCGGTGCTTTGAGTCGCATACCAATTCGTTGGGGACTCACAGGAACCATACCCAAAGAGGACTATAATAGACTGGCCTTGGTCTGTATGATTGGGCCGGTAATTGGTGAACTTACTGCCAGTGATCTGCAACAACAGGGCGTGCTGGCCAGGTGTCAGGTTAATATTGTACAATTGGCCGATCACAAGGAGTTTGCCAATTATCAGAGCGAACTCAAGTATCTGTTATCTGACAGTCAACGTCTGGACTATATCAGCAGTCTAGTAGAGCGCATACGCAAATCAGGCAACACGCTGATTTTGATTGATCGTGTGGCTGCGGGACAGGCCTTGGTCAATCGCATACCCGACTCGGTGTTTATATCGGGTGCAACCAAATCAGTAGATAGACAGGAAGAGTATGATCAGGTGGCCATTGCCGCTGACAAGGTAATTGTGGCCACCTACGGGGTAGCGGCAGTTGGAATCAATATACCTAGAATTTTTAATCTTGTGCTGATTGAGCCTGGCAAGAGTTTTGTACGTGTTATACAGTCGATTGGACGTGGACTACGAAAAGCTGCCGACAAGGACTATGTGTCTATTTACGATATCACAAGCTCTTGTAAATTTGCCAAAAGACATCTGTCACAGAGAAAAGTTTTTTACAAAGAGGCCGGATATCCAATTGACATTGAACGTGTCAACTATATATAATAACACATGAGCCGAATACTAAATCTAGAAACCAATAGATCTTATGATCTCAATGATGTGCCCGACGAAGTTGACGATCTGCGATTCTGTGTGCTAGACAATTCAGATCCCAAAGCACCAGACTACTATTTTATTCCATTGATCTTCTTAGAAAGTTTTAACAGTCCAGCTCTGGTCTTGCGTATAGGCCAATACTCAGTCAAGATGCCAGTGGATTGGCAATTGTTGATTGGTGAGCCAGATTTAGGAGATCTAGAAGTTATACCTTTGACCAGTGTCAATGATCGTGGATTCAGTGCCTTTTGCTTTAATCCAGTACGCAGCTATAGACCTGAGTTTCATGCTGTTGAGATCATTGACATCTATCAAGATGTCAAATGGTATTTTCCCAAGCTCAAGCCTGGCCAAATGTTGGCAGTGCCTATTGACACCGATGTTGACTATCCACTGTGCGCCTATTTTGTCAAGGAAATCAGTCGTGTCAGCGAAATTGTAGATTTTGGAAAGGCCTGGTAATGTCAAATCGACTAGATATAAAAACAGAGATGCAGGCATTTGATTGCAAAGATCGTGGGTTCTATGACAGTCTAACCGATCAAGAACGATCCAAGTTTAGCCTATTTCTAATGATGAAATGGGGCGCCAATGTCGACGGCAGTGCTGATCTACAAGAATGGTATATTCGTGCACACAATGAGCGTGTGAATCAGAACTTTTTTGATATTGGCAGGCATCCCAAACTGCAATGGTTATTGTGTACCACAGTCAGCCCAGACATGGGCCTCCATAGACACTACTATCTAAAAGCCAAGACCAAATCCAAGTCTGTTGAGACTAAAAAAATTGCCTATTTGTCCCAGCAGTATCCCTGGCTCAAAGCCGACGAACTGGAATTACTGTCTCAATTGCATGATATTAATGACCTTAAACTACACGCCCAAGAACTGGGCTGGGACGACCGACAGATCAAAGATGCATTTTCAATGTAAGTACTGTCTAAAATCATTTAGTCGTGAGTCCACACTGGCACGACATGCATGTGAGCGCAGACGCAGATTCCAACAGGAGAAGGAAATTGGCGTCCAATGGGGTCTACGAGCCTATCTGATCTTTTATTCAACCACACAGTCGGGTCAGGCCCGTGACTATACCGATTTTGTGTCCAGTCCCTACTATACAGCATTTGTTAAATTTGGCAGATACTGCCATGGGATCCATTGCATTGATCTGGTCAACTACACCCGTTGGCTACTTAGACACAACTATGCTTTGGATCGTTGGTGCACGGATACCTACTACGCTGAATGGTTGTGGGATTATCTACGTAGAGAAAATGTACAGGATGCACTGGAACGATCAGTGCAGACCATGTTTGACTATGTGCATCAGAATCCTGAATTACGCAATGGTGTCAGTGACTATTTTAGACTGGTCAATCAAAACAGAATATGCTATCATATAGCTACCGGGCGTGTCAGCGTCTGGGCTGTGTACAACTGCGATTCCGGTCAAGAATTTCTAGGCAAACTCAATACAGACCAAGTTATGTCTATAATTAATTTTATTGACCCGGACTTTTGGCAGAGTCGTTTTAGAGATGGACCTGACGATGTGGCATTCTGTAATCAGGTATTGGCGGCAGCTGGACTATGAAATTCGCCAGCGACATTGACATAGATCTAGCCGATCGGGCCAGGTTATTAAAATTAATCCAGCATGTACCGGCCAGTATAGTAGAAGAGAATAGACTCTCGGCGCATAACACCGGCATATATGCCACTGCCATTCCCGTTGATCCCTTGACTGGTCGTGCCAGTATTGACTATAGGGCTGCTGAGCAGCGTGGCTACATCAAAATAGACTTACTTAATCTAGGGGTCTATGGTCAGGTCAAAGATCCCGACCATCTGGATCAACTGTTGGCAACACCGGCCCCTTGGCACAGACTGCAGGAACGTGAGTTTGTTGAGCAGTTGATACACATAGGGCGTCATTATTCTACACTACAGGCCATGCCTGAACCTGTTGACAGCATACCAAGAATGGCCATGTTTCTGGCTGTGATAAGACCGGCCAAGCGACATCTATTGGGGTTGCACTGGAATCAAGTGGCCGAAACTGTCTGGCAACAGCCCCAAGATACCGACATATATTGGTATAAAAAAAGTCATTCAATTGCCTACGCACAATTGGTTGTGCTGCACATGAATCTACTGAACCTTTCTGACCAAGGTAATTGATCGACGTTTGCTGCGTTTGGCGGCCATCTCTTTGAGATTAATATGTGGTCCTACTTTGATAAGCACGTCTTTGCTGTTCATGGTTTTGACACAGAATCTAAATTCAACCCAATCGTTTTTGAGGAATACATTGATTGGTATCATGCGATTGCTTTCCCACCACCACTGTTCGCCTAGATCTAGGAATCTTCTACGCTGATCGGCACTGCGTAGACTTCCAAAATCATATATGGTAGTTATCTGTTCATCAGAATTTTGTATAATTCCAATATACTCATTACCACCGTAGATCAAATAGGTTATAAAAGGGTATTGCTCAAGTAGCTGATTAATTTGTTCCACAATGCCTATAAATATATATGATATGACAACAATCAACACATATTTATATTCCAATTCTGTAGTAGCCCAAATTTGGGATACTGCAATCTATACTACAAGGAATCGTGTCGTGTATGCTAGACCAGTGACAATTTATCAGGGTACCAATAATCCCATACAGTTGACCATTAAAAACCAGGATCAGAAACCAGTCAACATGACTGGTTACACGGTACAGGCCAAAATACAAGATCCGGTAAATGCAGTTACCATAGATACTCTAACAGTAACGTTCAGCAATATCAGTTTGGGTCGTGGCAGTTTTACCATTGGCACCAATTTGGTCAACAGCCTCGATCAGCGTTTGTACAAGTTGGCTTTTAAGACCATACGCACCTCGGACAACTTTGACACAGCTTTGTACATAGATGACAATTTTTCAGTACCACTGGATCTACAGGTCAAGCCCGGATTCTACAGCTAGTATGTCAAATTGATGTTGGCTTACCGGGCTAACAATTAGAATTGGTCCCTTGCCCTGTGATCTAAATCATTGATTTAGACTCAATGATCAGTGTATAATAGGCTAATGTTTCTAACTATACAACAGACAGTGCTTGATCTGCTGCCCAGACAATGTCGTCGCAATGCCAGCGGCTGGATCAGCTTTAATGCAGTCTGCTGTCAACATCGCGGCGAAACTCTGGACACCCGGGGGCGTGGTGGGGTGATCACTGGACCCGATGGTGCAGTCAGCTACAGTTGTTTTAACTGTCGATTCAAAGCCAGCTATGGTCCGGGGTGGGCACTGAGTTATAGATTCAGGCGATTGTTGGGTTGGCTGGGTGCCGATGAAAACACTGTGCGTAGATTGGCGATAGAAGCAGTGCGTGTTAGAGAATTGGTTGGCGATACGATACAACAGCCCGAAGTTGAAGCTGTTAAAATACGTGCCAGATCATTGCCCAACGATGTTAGACTAGCCGAAACTGATCCTCAGGCACGTGACTACTGCCAAAGCCGAGCCATTGATTTAGATCGGTATCCATTGTTGGTCAGTGATCGCACAGAACATAATTTAAACCGTAGAGTAATTATTCCTTTTACCTGGCAGAATGAATTAATTGGGTACACTGCTAGAGCCTGGGATCCAACAGTAAAACCCAAGTATTACAGCAACTATGAATCCAACTATGTCTACAACATAGATCGGCAAAAGAAAGATGCAGAGTTTGTTATTGTCACCGAAGGACCTTTGGATGCCATCAGCATCGATGGTCTAGCAGTGCTCAGCAATGACTGCTCAGAAACACAGGCCGACATAATTGATCAACTACAGCGTGAAGTCATATTAGTGCCTGACAGTGATCGTGCTGGTGCTAGACTTATTGACCGGGCCATAGAATATGGGTGGACTGTGAGTTTTCCGGTTTGGCAGGAGACCTGCAAAGACATCAATCAAGCAGTGGTAAAATATGGAAAGTTGTTTGTACTAAAAACTATTTTAGACAGCAGAGAAACCGCAAGATTAAAAATAGAACTTAGACGTAGGCGACTATATAACTAGCATGGAAAAGAAATACACAGCGGATCTACAAAAACTTTTTCTGGAAATCATGCTGACCGACGCACAGAGTTTTGTGCGAGTGCAGAACATCTACAACCCAGAAAACTTCGATCGTACCATACGTGATGCTGCAAAATTTATCAGCGAACATGCAACCAAGCATTCAATACTGCCGACCCTAGAGCAGGTACGAGCAGTGTCGGGTCTAGAACTGCGTACAGTGCCCGATCTTGGTCAAGGGCATTTAGATTGGTTTATGTCTGAGTTCGAAAGTTTTACACGCAGACAAGAGCTAGAACGTGCCATACTTAAAAGTGCAGACCTGATAGAAAAAGGCGAATATAATCCAGTAGAACGATTGATCAAGGATGCTGTACAGATCAGCTTGACCAAAGACATGGGCACTGACTACTGGGCCAATCCCGGTGATCGTATCAACCGTTATTTTAATTCCGGTGGGCAAGTCAGCACCGGGTGGCCACAGTTGGATCATATCTTGTATGGTGGATTCAGCAGAGGCGAGCTCAATATCTTTGCCGGTGGGTCTGGTTCGGGCAAGAGCCTGGTTATGATGAACATAGCACTAAGTTGGTTACAAATGGGACTAAGTGGTGTTTACATAACTCTAGAACTCAGTGAAGAGCTGACCAGTCTACGTACTGACGCTATGTTGACCGATCAGAGTACCAGAGATATCAGAAAAGACATAGAGAACACTGAACTCAAGGTCAAGATGGTAGCTAGAAAATCTGGTGCTTATCGTATCAAGTATTTGCCTGCACAGAGTACAATTAATGATATACGCAGCTTTGTCAAAGAATATCAGGTCCAGACTAGCAATCGTGTTGATTTCGTTATGATTGACTACTTGGATTTGTTAATGCCGGTCAGTGCCAAGGTATCACCCAACGACCTGTTTGTTAAGGATAAATATGTTAGTGAGGAGTTGCGTAATTTAAGTCGAGAACTAGGGGTACTAATGGTTACAGCATCGCAGTTAAATCGATGTCTTTCGTTAGATACACGAGTCTGTATCAACGGACAAGACAAAGAAATTCAGCATGTCAAGATCGGTGATCAATTGGATTCTAACAGCGGTTCGGTCACGGTAACTGAAGTATTGCCGATTACAACACAGGCAGTTTATAAGATTCGGACAAAATCTGGAAAAGAAATTATCTGTAGT